AGAGAGTTGATTCAAAGGGTCGATAACGCTATATTCAAACAATTAGAGATAATTATGGATAGAGATCCAGATGAAAGACGGTTTATTTCACCGCCAACGGGGCCCGACGTTTATTTTCCAAGGGATGAACGTGGCCTATTTGACACAGGTGGGTTTTTATCAAGGGCAAAAAGGAACAAATAATGGCAGAAGAAGATAAAAGACCTGTTGGAAGCCTGATGGACACGGGTGTTCCGTCCCAAATGGACGAAGAAGACCTCAAAGCAGAGATGGAAATAGAGCTTCCTGGTGCATTAGAGAGCAATGTCATTCAGTTTGAGGGCGAAGCCAACAATATGGACATTGAAATCACGGCTGATAACGACGGTGGTGTAACCGTGGACTTCGAACCTGTCAATATGAACGCAACAGAGGCTGCTTTTGGAGAAAATCTGGCGGAAGTTTTGTCCGATAGGGAGCTTCAGAGGGTAGCCAGTGAGCTTTTAAGTGAATTTGATGCCAATAAAGCCAGTCGTCAGCAGTGGGAAGACACTTATGCTAACGGTTTGGAGCTTTTGGGCTTTAGTTATGAGGACAGAACAGAGCCTTTTAGGGGTGCTTCGGGCGTTGTACACCCCTTATTGGCGGAAGCTGCCACACAATTCCAAGCTCAGGCGTTTAATGAGCTATTACCGTCCAGTGGTCCCGTAAGAACAGCCGTTTTAGGCAAGGATACAAGGGAAAAACAGGAGCAAGCCGAGCGTGTCAAGCAATTTATGAACTATTATTTGACAAATGTCATGGAAGATTACACCCCAGACATGGATCAGATGCTATTTTATCTGCCATTGGCGGGTAGTACGTTCAAAAAGGTGTATTTTGACGAGGTTTTGGACCGTGCGGTCAGTAAATTTGTGCCTGCGGAGCAGTTAGTCGTGCCTTACGAGACATCTGACTTGGAAACTTGCCCGAATATCACACAAGTTTTGAGAATGCCACTGAATGAGCTACGAAAAAAGCAGGTTTCTGGTTTTTATCTGGATATAGACGTTATTCCTGCTCAGGGTGAGCTTAATTCTGTTGAAAAAGAGATTGATCGGATTGATGGTTCAGAACCTTCCCAGATTGACTACGATTGTACCATACTGGAGTGCCATGCAGACTTGGATTTAGAAGGTTTTGAGGAAACAGGAGAGGATGGAGAGGCAACAGGGATAAAAGTTCCTTATATTGTGTCGATATCAAAGGATAATGGACAGGTTTTGTCCATCAGGAGAAACTATAGAGAGGATGATAAGACCAAGGCTAAGATACAATACTTCGTGCATTATAAGTTTTTACCAGGGTTCGGGTTTTATGGGCTTGGTTTGATTCATACGATTGGTGGCTTGTCACGAACCGCCACCGCGGCACTGAGGCAACTGATCGACGCGGGTACGTTATCAAACCTCCCTGCGGGTTTTAAGGCCCGCGGACTGCGTATTCGAGATGATGAAGATCCGCTTCAGCCAGGAGAGTTTAGAGACGTAGACGCTCCAGGTGGGGCTATTCGTGACAGCCTTATGCCGCTACCTTTCAAGGGTCCCGACGGAACTTTGTTTAATCTGTTGGGATTTGTGGTTCAGGCAGGACAAAGGTTTGCAACGATTACCGATATGAAAGTCGGGGACGGCAATCAACAGGCAGCCGTTGGTACAACCATAGCTATGTTGGAGCAGGGATCGCGGGTGATGAGCGCTGTTCATAAAAGACTGCACTACGCTATGAAAATGGAGTTTAAAATACTATCCCGTGTGATGGGCGAGTTTTTACCACAGGAATACCCTTATTCTGTCTATGGTGAGGATAGCACGATTATGGCGTCTGACTTTGATAATCGTGTGGATGTTATTCCTGTCTCTAATCCGAATACTTTTAGTCAGGCACAGCGTATTTTACTAGCACAAACAAAATTACAACTGGCTACACAAGCGCCAGAATTACACAATCTACACGAAATATTCAGGGATATGTACGAAGCGTTGGGCGTGAGCGATATAGATCGTATTATGAAAGCAATGCCTGACGAGGAACCACAGCCCACGGACCCTGCACAGGAGAACATTGACAGCATGGACGGACTACCTTTAAAGGCTTTTGAGGGTCAGGATCATCAGGCACATATCCAAGCACACCTTATTTTTGGCAGTACACCGATGGTTGCTAATTTACCTCCTGTTGCTATGGCTTTACAAAAGCACATACTGGAACACGTAAAAATCGGGGCTAGAGAGCAAGCAGCGGTTGCCTATCTACAGCAAGTACAGCAAAAGGGTGGACAGCAGGCCACAGATGAGGAAATGCTTGCCATAGAGGGCCTAACAGCACAGTTTGTGGCACAGGGCTTACAGAGCGTAAAAGATCTTTCTCAACAAATGTCTGGTCAAGGACCTGATCCTCTGGTACAATTAAAAGAGAAAGAATTAGAACTTAGGGCTCAGGAGTCACAGCAAGATGCTCAACAGGATCAAGCAGAGTTGGCGTTGGATCAGCAAACACTTCAAGAACGTCAGCGTCAGTTTAATGAAAAGATTAGCAGTCAGGAAAAACAAACAGCCGCCAGAATTGCTGCTGCTAGAGAAAGAGAAATGATGAAGCAGAGGGCACGATAATGGTTAAGGAAACGCTTAAAAAAGTTAGTGAATATTTAGCTATGGGACAAGAACCCGATTATTCTGGACCTGCGGATACTAGCTTTAAAAACTTTATTGGATCTACAAAATTTGATTATGGCCCTTTTACCTTAACCACACCTGCTAGGGCACAGGCAGAGGATTTTGACCCAGATACGTTAGCTTCAGCAAGTTTAACTGGATCTGATGATGAAGAGGCAAGAGATAAAGCAGCCGCAGCTTATAAAAATGCAATAAAAGCAGGTGCAGGAGCGGGTGTATCACAAGATTATATCCGAGGCAGGAGCGATGCAAGGGCAGAGAGCTTTGTTGGTGGATCTGCGTATGATGCTACGAAAGCCGCAGCGGATGCAGGTGCAGACATTGACATGGGAGTATACGATCAATCTTTAACAAGTAAAATGGTAAACGGTGTTAAACTTGTTGGTTATCAGAATGAAAAAGGTGAATTTCAACCTATTAGTTTAAATGACGCCAACAGAGCCTTGGCCGCAGGAATAGTTGATATGCAAGAGACACAACCTGATCCTACTCCTACTCCGACCCCGACACCAACTCCGACCCCGACACCAACTCCAACACCAACCCCCGTTGTGCCACCAACCGTGGTTCCTACCCCGTCGGTAACACCACAAGTAGCACCTATACAACCTGTACCTACTACTCCCGCTAATCCCTTTCAAAGACCCGCAGATGTACCGTCTCCTTATGCAAATCCTTTTGAGGCCTCACCCTCTTTGTTTGATGTACAGCAACTTGCAACAAATCCTTTTTCCTCGCGGTTTGGAGACGAGAACTTATCAATATATGATTCATTAGCACCCTTTACAGGGGGTCAACAGCCACAGCCTCAAACCTTTGAGGAAATCATGGCTCAGTTTGATCCATTTAATCCCCTTAAAAATCAAGTTTAAAATAAGCTTTTAGCGCATTACTTAATCTGGTAGAGTATTCTACTGAGGATGGAGTAGTTTTTTATGGTTTTAGGTGATGTAGTAGCAGGCATACAACTTGTTAAACAAAGTGTTGCGTTTATCAAGGACAATATAGGTACAGCCAAGGATATATCTGAAATAGCCCAACAGATAGATGATTTGTTTGAGGGTAAAAAAGAAGTTGATAAAAAACGAAGCCGAAAAGATGGCATGTCTATTAAGGAACAATTTGGTGTCAAGTCTGTTGCGACAGAGATAATAGACGCTAAATTAGCAGCAGAAGAGCTATATAATATCTCCGTTTTGGTGGATCAAAGGTTTGGACATGGCACGTGGCAAGCTATTTTAACAGAACGTAACAAGAGAATAGAAGCTGCCAAAGAAGAGCAAAAAGAAAGAATAAGAGTAAAAAACAAACAAAAAGAAGAACTTATGGAGTTTTTAAGCTATTTTGTAATCGGGGCTGCCGTCCTTGCTTTATTACTCGGTGCAGTTATTGGTGTAGTGGCGTTTGCCGACCAAGCGCTGTTTAATATTGACAATGGACATTAAAAGCTTCATTTTAATAATTATTGTTTTAATGGCTTACGCACATGCAACTTTCTTTCCACCAAGTTGGATATTGATTAAATGACACAGAAAAAATTACAAAAAGGTTCTCAGTACGAAAAGTTTGATTTTGATAATGATGGTGAGATCAGCGATGGAGAAATGGGTATGGCTCATAAAGTAGCTCAGCTTGAACACCAAAGAAATATGAATGAAAACCTTGATAAAATGCAAGATCAACAACGAATGATGGCTTGGGTTGCTATGGCTTCGATGGTATTATTTGTAGTAGCTATGATGACGCCTATCATAGATGTCGATAGAGTTAATCAACTTTCTGGTTTTTTAAATACTTTTTTTGTAAGTCAGGCTGCTGTTGTATCTGTATTTATGGGTGCTACTGCTTATAGTAAAAGAAATAATGATATAAGTGTAAGAAAAGAATAGGATATATTTATGTTAACACAAAAAAATAAAAAGAAAGTAAGAAAAGTAGTAAAAGGCTTGAACAAAGCCTCTAAACTACATGCAGGACAAGCTAAAACTTTAACAGGTATAGTAGGAAATGGAAAAGGACCCAAAAGTAGGAACAGGAAAAAAGCCTAAAGGTTCTGGTAGAAGACTTTATACAGATGAAAACCCGAAAGACACTGTTCCACTAAGGTTTGCAACGGTATCTGATGCAAAAAATACTGTTGCAAGAGTACGTAAAATAAAAAAACCTTTTGCTAGAAAAATACAAATTTTGACAGTTGGCGAGCAAAGGGCTAAAGTAATGAACAAGAATCAAGTTGTTAGCGTTTTTAAAAAAGCCAAAGAACAACTTAGAAGAGAGAACAAAAAAACATGAGGTTACATGGTTGCTACCGCATTAGTGTGTTTAGCTTTGAATATTTATTTCGAAGCGCGAAACGAATCCTTAGCAGGGCAGTTTGCCGTCGCAGAGGTGACGATAAACAGAGTTGAATCGAAGTATTACCCCAATGACGTGTGTAAGGTTGTTTACCAAAAAGGTAAAAAATCTTGTGCATTTAGTTGGACTTGTGATGGAAAATCAGATGTTCCTTACGAAAAAAAAGCTTTTCGTAAATCTTTAGATATAGCTAAGAGATATTTAGAAGAAGGACAATATATCAAAGTAGTTGGGTCAGACGCTTTATTTTATCATAATACTTCTGTTAAGCCATACTGGTTATCCGATGTAAAAAAGATAAAGGTTGTTGGAAACCATATTTTTTACGAAAGAAGAAAAAAATAGTTAACTTGCCATAATCCCATATTTTATCTATAGTCTTTTCATAACAAATCAGTATGGAGGTTCTGATAAATAATGGCAAATATATATACACCAAAAGAAGATGAAGAAATCTTTGCACCGTTTAGTCCTATTATTGGATACAAGAAAATGTCCCCTAGTTTTGTAGATAAACTTAACGATGCTATGGACGAAAATTTAGCTTTTGGAATGATGGAAGACTGGTCGCCTAATCTTGTCGGTAAGGTATCACAAGAATTAAAATTTACCAAAGAATTAGATCAAATTTGGGCAAAAGAAATGGGTCCTTTTTTGATGAAATATCAAAGTCACGCTGAATTATATACTTCTTTAGGTAAAAGAAATATACAACCTGATATTTTTAATTATAGGATAGATGTAACAAGCGGATGGTTTGTTCGTCAATTTGAAAATGAATATAATCCTATTCATGTTCATTTAGGATCTTATCTCTCTTGCGTGGGGTATTTAAAGTTACCTGAAGGCATAGAAAAAGAGTGGGAAGAGGATTACAAAGATCACCATCCTGCCAATGGGCATATACAATTTGTGTATGGACATGCAGCCAATCATACAGGTTCAAATTTTTTAGCAAAACCGCAAGTAGGAGATTTTTATGTTTTTCCTGCTCATTTACATCATTGTGTCTATCCCTTTAAAACAAATGGTGAAAGAAGATCTTTTAGTGTTAATTTTACCATAGCTGCTTCTTATAAAGATAAATCAATGGAAGCTAAGTCCTATGCAGAACAAGAAAAAGAAATGAGTGTTGAAAAATAATGTGGTTATCAATAGTTTTAGTGTGTTCTTCTCCATTTGCAGATACCTGTAATATTATGATGGATGTTGAAAAAATGTATGAAACTGAAATAAATTGTTTTAAAAGAGGTAATATTCAAGTAAAATATCTTTCTGAAAATCCAATAGTTTATTATGCAGTACCATTATGTCAAAAAATAAAAATAGATTTAGGTAAAAAAATATGAGTTTACTAACTACACTTATAGAGCCTGCAACTAAATTATTAGACAAAGTTATAGAGGACAAAGATCAAAAAGCCAAATTAGCCCACGAATTAGCGACTATGGCTGATAAATTAGCCCATGAGCAACAACTCGCACAAATGGCAATCAATAAGGAAGAAGCTGCTTCTGGAAGCCTGTTTAAAGGTGGTTGGCGTCCTTTCGTTGGTTGGGTCTGTGGGGTTGCTTTTTGCTATCACTTTATTATTCAGCCTGTTATTATTTTTATAGTTGCATTGACGGGCATAATTATACCTGATTTGCCAAGTTTTAACATGAATACACTTCTTACCGTTCTTGGAGGACTTTTGGGAATCGGAGGATTAAGAACGTATGAAAAGCAGAAAGGACTGACAAAATGAGAAGACAGGCTACCCCAAGGGGATTAACTTATTTTAGAAATGGTGGTTCAGCATCAAAAAAATCAAAAGGAAGTAAAATTTGTCCAGAAGGTAAAGCTTGGGCTAAAAGAACTTTTGATACCTACCCCTCTGCTTATGCTAACTTGGCTGCTTCAAAATATTGTAAAGATCCAAACTATGCAAAAAAAGCAAAAGGTGGTAAAAGAAAGGGTAGGTAATGGGTGAATTAAAAGAATGGGTTAAACAAAAATGGGTAAGGATAGGAACAGATGGTGAAATTAAGGGTCCTTGCGGTACTTCAAAGGATAAAAAAAATCCTGACAGGTGTCTTCCTTTGGCGAAAGCGAGAAGTCTTTCCAAAGAAGAAAGAGCAAAAACCGCCCGCAAAAAGAAAGCAGCAGGCAAAAAGGGGCAAACCGTCGTTAAAAACACGAAAAAAGCAGAAGTAAAATTTGCTAAAGACGGTGGTGCAATAGAGTACACCAAAGCCAAACGTCCGTTTAGAAATAACTATAAAAACGGTGGTATTGTTGCTAGAGGCTGTGGTGTAATCATGGCTGATCGCAGAAAAAAAACCAAAGGTTCTGTAAGTGCTTAGGAGTATATTATGTCTATAACATACAGAGGTGAAAGGTTTTCAGGGTATAACAAACCCAAAAGAACGCCTGGAAAAAATAAAAAATTTGCTGTATTAGCAAAACAAGGGGACCAAGTTAAATTAATCAGGTATGGCGATCCAAACATGAAAATAAAAAAGAGTAGCCCAGATCGTCGTAAATCTTTTAGAGCAAGACATAAGTGTGACACGGACCCGCCAAGCAAACTTACTGCAAGATACTGGAGTTGTAAAAAATGGTAAAATCACCATTTTACGTTACAAGCAAAGGTATATGGGGCAAAGAAGAATGCCTGTTGAAAGAATTAAATATCATCCCAGAAGAGTTAAAAGGAGCCGATTATGACATTTAAATTATCGCAAAGATCGTTAGATAAACTTAAAGGTGTAAATGACGATTTAGTTTATATCACCCAAGATGCCATAGGTCTTTCAAAGGTGGATTTCGGAGTTTATTATGGTTTGAGGACGGAGGCCGAGCAGAAAGAACTTTTTGAATCGGGCGCCAGTAAAACCATGAAATCAAAACACCTTACAGGTCATGCCGTAGATCTCATGGCTTATGTTGGCTCGAAAGGATCTTGGGCTTTGAATCTGTATGACGATATTGCCGATGCAATGGCCCAAGCTGCCAGAAACAATAATGTAGGTTTACGATGGGGTGCAGCATGGCATATACCCGATATAAGAGATTGGGAAGGCACGATGGAAGAAGCCATGAACTCGTATATTGATTTAAGACGCTCAGAAGGCAGACGCCCATTTATAGATGCGGTTCATTTCGAGCTTGTTGTATAAATATATAAGGTTTTATAGGAATGACTGAGATTTATCTTGCAGAAGCGATTTTTCGTGTTATAAGGGAAAGACGCAACATACTTCAAGATGCACTGGTTTTTGGTGAAGTCAAGAATATGGAGCATTATAGAGAAATAATCGGGGGCTTAAAAAGCCTTGAACACATTGAACAGGAACTCAAGAGCCTGCTAGATAAACAGGAGCAAGTCGATGACTAAAGAAGACAACGAAAGTTTGTTAGAAAGAATGCCAAAACCAACAGGTTGGCGAATTTTGATACTTCCACATAAAGGTAAAGGAAAAACTGAGGGCGGTGTAGTGTTGCCCGATCAGGTTGTAGATCAACATAATGTTTCTACACAGGTTGGTTACGTGCTTAAAATAGGTGATTTAGCTTATAAAGATAAAGAAAAATTTCCAACAGGCCCTTGGTGTAAAGAAAAAGATTGGGTTATGTTTGCCCGATACGCAGGTTCTCGCTTTTTTATAGAAGGCGGTGAAGTTAGAATTTTGAATGATGACGAAATTCTATCAACTATATCAGATCCAGAAGACATATTAAATTTTTAGGAAGTAACAATGGCAGAAAAAGAAGAGCAAGTACCCTTAGACGTAGTAGAGCAGAATGATACAGAGGTTGAGGTTAAAGAACCTGAACAGAAAGAATTAGCTTTAGAACCACAAACGGATGACGTAAAAGAAGATCAGTTTGATAAAGCAGAAAGTGCTACACAAAAAAGAATTGATAAGCTGACACGTAAAATGCGTGAAGCAGAAAGACGAGAGCAAGAAGCTATTAAATATGCTCAAAACGTCAAAAGTGAAAATGACAACATAAAAAATAGATTGAATAGTTTAGATCAGCATTATGTTTCTGAATATTCGACAAGAGTAGCTTCTCAAATAGCAGAGGCAGAAAAAGAATTAGAAAAGGCAATGGAGCTTTCTGATTCAAAAGCTGTTGTAGAAGCGCAACGCAAAATTACAGCATTAGCTATTGAAAATGACAGAGCCAACCAAGCAAAAATGCAACAGGAAAGGCAAAGAAAACAAGAAGAAATGATGGCTCAACAGCCTGTACAGCAACAACAAGTTGCTCAACAGCCAAGAAGACCAGACCCAAAAGCAGAGCAATGGGCTACAAAAAATGAGTGGTTTGGTCAAGATGAGGCTATGACTTACGCAGCTTTTGGTATACATAAAAAATTAGTTGAGCAAGAAGGATTTGACCCGCAGACAGATGAGTACTATAATGAACTTGATCGACAAATGGCGGAAACATTTCCGCAGAGGTTAAACGGAGGAAGTAAACGTCCCGTCCAAACGGTTGCTTCTGTATCACGCACTACTGGACGCACAAATAGAAAGGTTAGACTCTCCCCTAGCCAAGTTGCAATAGCAAAGAAGTTGGGAGTGCCACTTGAAGAATACGCGAAATACGTGAAGGAGTAATTAAAATGAACGATAACACTAATAATTCTGAAATTAAGAGGACTCCTCGCGCGAACTTAACGAGAGAGAAGACGGCTGTGCGTAAGCCGTGGGCTCCTCCCTCTATGTTAGATGCACCGCCTGCTCCAACTGGTTTTAAACACCGTTGGATTAGAACGGAGGCTAGAGGTTTTGATGACTCAAAGAATATGAGTGCAAGACTAAGAGAAGGATGGGAACCTGTGAGAGCAGACGAATACCCTGATTTTGAGCTTCCAATCGTCAATTCAGGTAAATACGAAGGTGTATTTGGCGTAGGTGGTCTGATTTTGGCTAGGATACCAGAGGAAACTGTGAAAGAAAGAGAGGACTACTTTAAAAGAAAAAGTAGCGATCAAATGGAAGCAGTGGATGCGGATCTTATGCGCGAAAATCAACATTCAACCATGACGATTAATAAACCTGATCGTCAGTCACGTGTAACTTTTGGTGGTCCAAAATAGGACTGCCTTTTAGGACTTAGGAGGTCTAAAACATGGCTAATCAAGAAACAGCCTTTGGTCTTCGTCCTATCGGGCTTGTTGGAAGCGCTACAAACTCAACTGGAACAACCCAGTATGAGATTGCTTCTGACAATACTAATGCTTTGTTCAATGGTGCTATCGTAGTACCAACCTCAGCAGGGGTAATTGACCAAGCAGGTGCTACAAGCGGTGGCACTACACAGGCATTAGGTGTTCTGATGGGAGTTGAGTACGTTGACTCAACGACAAAGAAAACAACATTTTTAAACTACTGGCCTGGATCTAACAGCGTAAGCGTCGATACAAATCACCCTGTAAAAGCGTTTGTAGCTGATAATCCTAATCAGTTATTTAAAGTTGCTTCTGATGCAACACTAACCGATAGAGCAACAGCTTTGACTGCGGTCTTTGCTAATGCTTCTTTAGGCACTTCTGCTCGTACAGGTTCAACTGATACGGGAAGAGCAAATGGTGCTTTATCTGTTAGTTCAATTGCAACAACAGCAACGCTTCCGTTGAGAATTGTGGGAATAATGGATGAGGAGGCTAACAGTGATTTTACTGCTGCGGGTATTCCTTTTATTGTTCGTCTCAATGCTCATTTCAATGCACCGACCAGTCGATTTGATTCGCAGACTAATGCGACTTCGACAGGCATATAAGGAGGGTATAAAATATGGCTATATCTCGCGCACAACTAGCGAAAGAGCTTGAACCTGGACTTAATGCTTTATTTGGTCTTGAGTATGATCGTTACGATGCAGAGCATGCAGAAATTTTTGATGAAGAAGCTTCGGATAGAGCTTTTGAAGAAGAAGTAATGCTTGCGGGTTTTGGAACTGCACCTGTAAAAGCTGAGGGCTCTGCCATCACTTTTGATGATGCACAAGAAACATTTACTGCACGTTATACACATGAAACCATTGCTCTGGCTTTTAGTATTACTGAAGAGGCTATTGAAGATAATCTCTATGATCGTCTTGCTTCCAGATATACAAAAGCTTTGGCTAGGTCCATGTCTCAAACCAAACAAATTAAGGCAGCAGCTATTTTAAATAATGCTTTTAGCACATCTTCTCCTGTTGGAGACGGGGCTGCACTTTGTTCTTCATCTCACCCTGCAATAGCAGGCACTCAGAGAAACCTGCTTTCAACAGCAGCCGATTTGAACGAGACTTCATTAGAGCAAATGCTTATTGACATAGCAGGTTTTACAGACGAGCGTGGTTTAAAAATCGCTGTACGTGGTATGAAACTGATTATTCCAAAAGAACTTCAGTTTATTGCGGAGAGAGTTATTAATTCTAATCTTCGCCCTGGTACTGCTGACAACGATATCAATGCCAATAAGAGCATGGGTATGCTTCCAGAGGGAGCGGTAGTAAATCACTTTTTAACTGATACTGACGCTTTCTTTATTAAGACAGACGCTCCAAATGGTTTTAAATACTTTAATAGATCACCTATTAAAACAGCAATGGAAGGGGATTTCGATACCTCTAACATGCGATTTAAAGCTAGAGAAAGATACTCTTTTGGTGTATCTGACTGGAGATGTGTTTTCGGAACACCAGGAGCTTAATTTAAAAATAATAAAAGGCGACACTTGTCGCCTTTTGTTTTTTATTGTATAGTCAAAATATTAACTTCTGACAATCGCATGGTGTGATTGACAATAGCCAAGACAGGAGATTTGACATGGCTGTACATTTTACTGGACCAATCCTTTTCGCAGGAAAAGACGGTCAAAGAAAGTGGTTTGAAAACCTACCAATAGATAAAAATCCTGATTATGTCGTTTATATGGACGATTTTACAGGTGTTGCTTTAGATAACACAAATGATTGGACTGTGGTAAAAGATTCAAGTGCTTCCGCAGCAATTGCTGCTGACGTTGTGAATGGCGCTGTAACTTTAAGTTCACAAGCGACCACTGACAATGACGGTGCATCTATTCAAGGCAATGAGATATTTGCCGTAGCAACAACCAGAGACATTTGGTTTGAAACAAAAATAACACCCACTGATGCGGAGGGTGATGCAATGGATATTTGTATAGGTTTAACTGTAAACTTTGCAACTAACCCAGAAGCTATGCTAACTGCTGCTGATAGAATTGTGTTTCAAGTAGACGATGGCGACAGTAACATTGATTGTGTTACTGAAAAAGATGGCACTGCAACTACAACTGATTCAGGAGTAGATATTGAAAGTGGCACAGCCGTAACACTTGGATTTCATGTCAAAGGAACAGGCAGTGTTGAATTTTTTGTAAATAGAAATTTAGTGGCTACACACACTGCTAATATTCCAGATGACGAAAATTTAGCTTTAGGAGCGATGGAACTTTCAGGTTCTGCAACGGGCACAAAATCAATGAATATTGATTATATGTTTGCAGCTCAAAACAGATAATGGAGGGTTAGATGGCTGACAAAAAAAGAGCCAGAACTAAATCTGGAAAATTTATACCAGACGATCCTAATACTCCAGAAAATGAAGCTTGGGTCACGACTAAATCTTCCTCCAAAAAGGCGCTTCCCCCAAAGGGAAGCGCAGAATATAAAGCCATGCTTTTGCGTGGTGAAATAAAGGAGTAGACTATGGCAGACGCAGTTACCTCTCAAACGCTTATAGATGGTCCTAACAAGGCTGTTCTAAAATTTACAAATATTTCTGATGGTTCAGGAGAATCTGCTGTTAAAAAAGTAGACGTATCTGCCTTAGCAAACAGCGCAGATGGAGATGCTTGTAAAAACGCAACCATAGAAAAAATATGGTGGCAATGTAATGGCATGAAGGTTCAAATTTTGTTTGACGCTGATACAGATGTTTTTTGTATTGAATTAGGTGAAAACCAAAGTGGTCATCACGATTATACCAGTTTTGGTGGACTAACTAACAATGCAGGAACAGGTGTGACTGGGGATATTATGTTTACCACGGTTGGTCATGCAAATAATGATACCTATACTGTTATTATGCAGGTACGAAAAGGATACTAAGTATGGCCGTTAGAAAAGACCAACCTAATATACATGAGTTGGATAAAAAAATTTCTATTGTGTCAGAGATAGTAAATAGAATGGAAACAAATCATCTTGTTCATCTTAAAAAAGATATTGATAAGATTGATTTTAGGGTTTGGGCAATACTTGGTGGTATGACTTTACAACTTGCTGCCACGGTTGTCACTTTAGTAACTTTATTAAATTAGGAGAAAAAAATGCCAGGATCAAGAGTAAATTTAGGAAATGCAGGTTTCAAAAAAATGAAATCTAAGGGTGGTACTACCAAGATGAAATCTAAAGGTGGTGCTATCAAAATGAAATCGAAGGGCGGAATGATTAAAAACAATAAGCCCAAAATGATGTCAAAAGGTGGTATGATGAAAAACAACAAACCTAAAATGATGTCAAAAGGTGGTACTGTTAAAAAAGACAAAATGAAAATGATGTCAAAAGGCGGTACTGTAAAAAAATATAATAAATAAAAAAAGAGACGAAATATGGCTTACTTACAAAGTAACATCCCACATTTTAAATGTTGGGTGCGTAGAGAATATACTCATAACCATGAAAAATATCATGGTGAATTTTTACATGCTATGGCGGTTGCCGTTACAACTATGCCATGCAGATCATTAAGCTTCCAAGTTATCTTTACTGGCTTGGAAGAAGGTGCGGAGGAAAACGTACATGGAGGTGCTATGTGGGCAAGAATGCCACTAACGGCATTAGTAGGTGACTTTGATTTTGAAGGATGGCCTGAACCTATGCCTACCTATTTAGCTCAACCTTGGGATTGTTCCTCGCATCATCACTCAATATATCAAATTAATAGGGCTCAACCGTGTCCTTGGATTGCAAAGATAGGAAGTGAATTTTATCCTGCAAAATATTTGTTTACTGTAGATTATGCTGAAAGTGAAATAGCAGACGACCCTGCACAACATAAGCAAAGTCATGTTTTGCAGTTGTTAGAAGCAGATGAGTATACAGGTAATATAGTCGCTTTACCTAACAATAGAGTTCGAGTCACACACCCTGCTTGGTGGGTAACAGGTGAAGGACCGCCTGATTTTAAACCATCACATCACATACATTATTCAAAATCAGATTTAGATTACACACTAGACGTAAATCAAATTTTTGATAACATGTATGCGGAACCTGTTGAAAAGGAGAAATAATGGCCGTATCAGGTAGCACAGATTTTGAACTAGACGTTGCAGAATATATCGAAGAAGCTTTTGAGCGTTGTGGTATAGAGGTTAGAACGGGTTACGATTTAAAATCAGCCAGACGTTCTCTTAATCTCATGTTAGCAGAATGGGCTAATAGAGGTTTAAACCAATGGACAATATCTCAATCAACACAAGCTTTAACAAAAGGCACGGGTAATTATACTTTAGATTCTGGTGTTATCGACGTTTTATCTGTTGTGGTAAGAAGAGATGGGACAGATTTTTCTTTGGACAGGATTAGTAGAGATACGTATCTCGCCATACCAACTAAAACAACAGAGGCTAGGCCTTCACAATTTTTTTTGGATAGACAAATACAACCTGTTTTAAAACTTTGGCCTGTGCCAGAAAACTCAACAGATACTGTTGTATTTGATGCTTTAACACGTATGGATGATGCAGATACTTACGTCAATACAGTGGATATGCCTTTTCGTTTTTTTCCTTGCCTAGCAGCAGGTCTTGCTTATTATATTTCGATTAAAAGGGCGCCAAATAAAACACAATTGTTAAAAGCTGTTTATGAAGAGGAGTTTGAAAGGGCTATGACCGAAGATAGAGACAGAGCTTCTTTTAAGGTTGTACCTCAGTTTGAGTATTTTAGGGTTAGTTGATGGCTAAATTTGGACGAGGAAAACACGCTTACGCAATATCAGATAGATCTGGTTTTAGATATTTGTATCGTGACATGCGTAAAGAATGGAATGGTTTACTTGTTGGTCCAGATGAATATGAACCTAAACAACCACAATTAGGTCCTTTTAGAACAGTTTCGGATGCTCAAGCTTTAAAAGATGCTAGGCCACAAAACCCTGATTTAAATACGCCTTTTTTAGTAAAAACAACCAACGACATTTTTAGTGGTGCAAAAGCTGAATTGCCTTCTAAAATTGAATTAACAGATGCGCTTGTATCAGGAGTTGGATCAGTAACGGTGACAACATGAGCTTTACATTAACAACATTAAGATCCTCTATACAGGATTATACAGAAAATACAGAAACTAGTTTTTTAAATAATTTAAGCACGTTTATTCAACTTGCTGAAGAAAGAATACTAAAAAGCGTACAATTAAATGTTTTTGAAAAAAATGTATCAGGCAGTATGACTTCAAGTAATCAATATTTAGCTTGTCCAAGTGATTTTTTGGCGCCAAATTCTTTGACTATCACAAATAGTAGTAATTACACTTACCTACAATTTAAGGAAAAAGAGTTTGTACAATCTTACACACCTAATCCTGCAACAACAGGCGTACCTAAATATTATGCTCAATTTGATGTAGATAATTTTGTCATAGCTCCTACACCCGATAGTGGTTATACTGTTGATTTAAGTTATTTTTATCGACCTGCAAGTATTACTAGCAGTGTTATTACCTTTACTGTAACAAGCAGTACTTCTTTTACCGTTGGAGAAACTATTACAGGCGGTACATCAGGGGCAACCACTACCATTTCTTCAAAACCATCTAGCACTACTATGGAAGTTATTGTTCCTTTGAATAGCTTCACTGCGTTAGAAACTATTACAGGTAGTAGCTCTGGTGCTTCGACCTCTTTAGTTTCGTTTACCTCAGATACAACAGAAACTTGGCTTAGTACCAACGCTGAAATAGCTTTACTTTACGGATCTCTGATAGAATGTTATATTTACATGAAAGGTGATGCAGACGTGATGAATATGTATAATAGTCGTTTTGCTGAAGCCATAGGTAGATTAAAGAACTTAGGAGAGGCAAAAGAAGTGATTGATGAATATACAATGGGACCGATTAGAAAGGCAAGGACATAATGTTAACTGAATCGTTAGGTATGCCAAATAATTTTAAAGTAGACATACAAACAACCGATAATAGGGGTCAAACACCAGAAGAGGTAGCAGAAAGATGTGTAAACAAACTTATAGGTATATCTAACAATGCACATCCTGCAATAAAAGAACAGGCTCATGCTTATCGTAAAGAAATGGAAAAAATTATTGCAATATACATGATACAGGCTATTAAAAGTGATAGAACAACTGTTTACAATGCAATTAAAGACTCAGGAAACCCAAAACTAGCAGAATACATAAGGAGAATGTAATGGCATTTACTGGAAACTTTTTATGCACTTCTTTTAAAACAGAACTTTTAAAAGGTGTTCATAACTTTACGGCAACAACGGGAAACACTTTTAACATAGCTTTGTATGACAATAGTGCTTCCTTTACCGCTTCTACCACTGCTTATACTACAAGTAATGAAATTAGTGGGACTAACTACTCAGCAAAAGGACAGGCACTAAATCCAGTTACGCCTACGGCAAGTGGCACAACAGCTTTGGTTGATTTTGCAGATGAAGTGTTTAGTAATGTAACCATAAGCGCTGTAAGAGGCGCTTTAATTTTTAACGACACGGCTACAGGAGATCCCTCTGTTGCTGTATTAGATTTTGGCGCAGATAAGGCAGCCAGTAGTGGTGATTTTACAATTGTTTTTCCCACTGCGGATGCAAGTAACGCTATTATTAGGATTGCTTAATGTCAACAATCGTTGCATTTAAAGGATGGAATAGCTCTTTAACACCTTGGGGTTCTAGCACTTGGGGTGGTGAGGTTGCATTCACTGGTGCAACGGCTTCTGTTGACTCTGTTACGATAACAGGAACAGCTAATGTATCTGTTACAGGAGTTGCAGGTACTTCTGCTTTAGGGTCTATTACGATTACAGGAGATGCAAATGTATCTGTTACAGGAGTTGCAGGAACTTCTGCCGTTGGTTCATCCACGGTAACAGGTGATGCCAACATATCACCCACAGGTGTCGCAGGTACTTCAGCGTTGGGTAACGTGTTTGAAACTCAAACAGGTGTCGCAGGAACTTCCGCTATTGGCTCTGTAACTATAACGGGGGTCGCCAATATATCTGTTACGGGTGTAGCGGGCACATCTGCGTTAGGTAATACTTTTGAGACTTTAAATGGTGTAGAAGCTACAGGTGCAGTTGGAACAGTCACTATTACAGGTTTTGCTAATATTTCTGTTACAGGCATAGTAGGAACTATGGCTATTGGTAGAACAACAGAAACAATTTTACCGACTTGGGGTGAGATTATACCAGATCAGAATGCTAGTTATAGCACGGTCACGCCAAGTCAAACGCCTAGTTATAATACAATAACCCCAAGTCAAGATCCATCTTGGCTTGATAAAGCAGCATGAGGATATAAAAAATGCCAAGTACATATACAACCAACACAGGTATAGAAAAGATAGCCACAGGTGAGCAGTCGGGAACTTGGGGCAATACAACCAATACAAATTTAGATCTTATAGACCAGTCTACAAATGGTATTGTTGAGATTACGGTGTCGAGCGCGGCTACGTCTGGATCACCAAATAGTTTGCCTATTACCAATGGAGCTTTATCAAATGGTAGAAACGTCTACATTGAATTTAAAGATGGTGGCGATTTAGGGGGCACTGTTTTTTATCAACTTGATCCAAACGATGCAGAGAAAGTAGTTCACGTTAGAAACAATTTAACAAATCAAGCCTTAATATTATTTCAAGGAACTTATAATTCTAGTAATGATATTGAAATACCTAACGGTAAGGACATGGTTGTAAAGTTTGACGGAGCGGGGTCTGGTGCTACTGTCGAACAAATTGATAAAAATTTAAATCCTACCACAGTGGAAATAACAGGAGCGTTAACAGGCACTACAGCTACTTTTACAACAGCAGATAATACCACACAACTTAAACTTGAATCTACAGATACGGATGCAAGTGTTGGACCGAAATTAGATTTACATAGAAATTCTGCTAGTCCTGCAGCAGATGACATCCTTGGGGTAATACGTTTTATAGGAGAAGATAGTGATTCTAATGAACAAGAATATGCAAAAATTAGAGCGCATATAATTGACCCTACTTCTGGAAGTGAAGACACAAAACTTGTAATTCAAACGCAAACTGGGGGTGCAGGTTTTGAACGATTAATGTTTAGTCCGACAGAAACAAATTTTAATGATGATGGTGGTGCTATAGACTTTCGCGTTGAGAGTGATAATTCAACGCACATGATTTTTGTAGATGCTAGTGCAGATGCTATAGGAATACGAAAGAATGACCCTAGTTTTGGTTTAGATGTTGGTGTTCCTATGCGTGTAATTACATCAGATAATACTTCACAACTTGTTTTAGAAAGCACTGATGCAGA